TATATAAAGTGTAGGCAAAATGTAAGTAAATATCTTTAACTTGAATTATCAATTTTACTTATTTGTAAAATACTATCTTTTATAAAAACTGTTTTAATTGAGGTGTAAAAAAGGAGGTAACAACTAACTAGTTGCTACCTTCTAATCTATCTATCAAATAAAAACTTCTAATTTGACTTTTAAACATTAATTCAATGTCTTTTACTGCATCTTGAACACATTGCTTAAACTTTAAATCATAGTATATATTCACTTCACCTATGCTATTTACACTTAAAGAATAGCCTTTTCTTTCTATTATACATATGCTCCCACAATCTGATAAATCATTCTTGTATATTGATTTTAACTGCCTTTTTATTTTGAGAAAGTCTATTTTGGGGTAAATATTATTTGGATAAAAACTTTTCTCTTGTATTAACATATTATCACCTTTAACTCTACAATTTTTCTTTTACAAATTCTATAGCTTTATCCATTGTTGACCATACATCATTACCATATAGTTGAGTAAATTTTTCTCCTGTAGTCTTACTCATTTCCTTCATTTTATTACAAGTTACTCCACCGATTACATATAGATTTTGTGTTCTATGTGGTTTATAGTCTTTTATATCTGTTACTAAGTAACTTTCTTTTTCTCTCTTATAATATAGCCCTAAAATATCTGCTGATACTTTATCATCTCCAGAATATACTATAGTATGTTTATATCTATTATAATTGTTTTCTTCTGCTGAACTTATATGTTTAGTTATAGCTTCTACTATTGCAGTAGCTAATTTATCAGCTCCTAAACTCAAATACTTATTTGCATCTTCGGTGTCTACAAAACATACTTCTATTAGCATACTTTTAGCTTTTGTTTTCTTTACTACATATAATCCACTTCCATCTTTTACCCCTCGATTTGTAAATCCTAAATCAGAAATTTTTTTACAAACATCTATAGCATCTTGATACTGCTTACCTTTATATGTGTAAACTTCGCATCCTTTGCCACCACCTGCATTGAAATGTATTGATATGAACCAATCTAAATCTTGTCTATTAGCTTGTGCTGTTATCTTAGATAAACATTCTGATTGAGTAGACGCTTTATCTATAGTACAATCGACTACATTATTGCCTAATTTTTTTAATTTATCAATTACTTTATATCCTACATTCCTAGTTTCTATTGACTCATTTATTTTACCTATAGCTCCACTTCCTGCTCCTGTTTTTGTATGTCCACAATTTATACCTATTTTCATTGTTTATTTTCCTCCTTCAACTGTTTGTAAGTTTGATTTATACCTATTGATATACCCCAACAAATTACACCTTGCAAGACTGCACTAGGATTTAATCCTAACATCCATATTGAGAAACCTATTCCAAGTATCAATAATACTACCGGAATGTATTTATTGTCTAATTGTTTATATTTCTTGCAACCTGCTCCTATAACATAAAGAGCAGCAACTAAAATCAGTAACTGCTCTGGTATAAAACTTATTAAATTATCCATCTTTTATTTTCCTCCTAATTAAAATATTCCTCTTTGAACTGCAAATATAAAGAACCCTACTAGTGTTGTAATCATTGTACCAATTAGCCACTTTAACATGCTGGTAAGGGAATTTAAGTTCTCACACAATGCTTTTAACTCTGCTTTAGACTCTATATTTGCCACTTTTAATTCGTCTATTTCATCACTATGTCTGTTTATTCTTATTTCATTTCGTTTTATTTTTTCTTTTATAACTTCTTCGTTCATCTAAGCCTCCTGATTAATTGAAATAAAAAAAGAACCTTCTATACAGTTGGTTCTACTGGTGTTTCTTCTTTATTTAATAAACCTGTTAACTCTAAATATTGTTCTTCTGTAATCCTATTTACTGCATAGAATACATCCATCTTATGTTGTAAATCCTCTTTGGTACTATAGTTCTTTTGTTCTATCATTAATTTTAATAAGTTATACATATTAATTCCTCCTAAATATTGTTATTTAATTTCATATTTTCTACTTCGAATGCTGTGTTTACTATCTCACTATCTCTATTCTTATTTTCTTCTTTTAACATACTTAGTTCTTCTTCTAATGCTTTTAATCTCTTTTGTTCATCTGTTAAAATGACTGGTATATCTTTTAACACAAGTTCTTTTGTGATTGGATTTATAGATTCTATATACTGTTTACTATAGTCTATACTTCCAAACTCAATATCTAAGTAATGTAGCTCTGTTATTGCATCATGCTCCAACACATCCCCTGTTGTTTCTCCTGTTTGAAGCAATATTTTCCCGTCTTGATTGTAAATTATTCTATTTCCTCTTTCCATTTTAATTACCACCTTTCTTTTTTTCTATTCGTAAGCATACCAGATAAAAGTGTCTCCAAGAACACAAGCACTAGTTATTTCATCACCCTCCAAACCTTCCATGTTAAATAATCGAAGTTGAAAAGAATTACTAGAAAAATTTTCAAATTTAATACAAAAATCATAATAATAACGTTTATTGAAATAATAATGTCCTGCTGTACCAAAATCACCAAAATTAGTAATGTCAGAAAAATCGAGAAAAACACTAGCTGTTTTTTTTAATTTTATACCACGTACTACAATCATGCTTGGAGTAAAATTCAAATTAGTTTGGACAGTTAAATAAGATATTTTTCCAACTTTAGCGATAAAATTATCAACATCATTTTGTGTAAATGTGTAAATTCCAGTTGCCCATTTTTTTCTTTGGCTAAGTTGATTATTCAATTCTGTTATTCTATTTTGCAACTCCTGCACACTAGCGTCTGAACTATCAAAAGATAATTTAATTTTCTCAGATAATTCAACTAATGTATTATTCAAGTTTGCCTCTATATTCTTTAATGCTAAAGTATTTATAATACTTGTTTTACCAGTTTTAAATGCATCTTTAATTTCTATCCATTTATTTGTAACTTCATCTGTTGTAGAACCACTTGGAAGGGGTGCAATTCCTCTGCTTACGCTTACAACTTTTTCTACTGTAGCATTGGCACTGTCTGTAACAACTATTTTAAGAGTATGCAGTGCATTATCTTCTAATGTATAGTTAATTGTCTTTTCAAGAGTTAAATCGGTTGTTATAGTTTCTTTTAATACATCATCTATAAAATATTCTATTTTAGTTAACAATGTAGGGTCTGTGTGGTCAGCTTTAAATGTTGCTGTGCTTGAGTTATATGAGGATATGTTCAAAAATGGTAATGCTTGTAGTAATGTTATTTTAGCATAACCATGAGCATTACTAGTATTATCACCTGCGATACTATTAACATTTTCTAACCAATATTCAGATGTAGGTATATATCCTTTTGGTTTATAACTATCTTTAGTTAAAACATATCCGCTTCCACCTCCACCTACACCACTAGAAGAAGCTCCAGCACCACCATACCAACCACCACCGCCAGCACAAACATTACCAATACCACCTTTTCCAAATGAACCATTGCCATTACTATTAACAGTTACACCACCTTCGTATTGAGTGCCACCAGTACAAGTAGTTCCAGCACCAACACCCATGCCACCTGCAAATCCACCACCTAAACCAATTGAAGAAAAAGAAGAAGTACCAATAGAACCTCCGCCCCCTGCTACAATTATACGTGATAATAATCCTTGCTCATCATTCCAAACACCTCCAATAAGTCTTATATCGGTAGCTCCGCCTCCACATGTTGTAAATTTAGGGTCTACACCTTCATTAGGACCTCTTCCCCCTCCATTAAAACCAGCCCAGTCGCTAATGTTACTAAACTTTTTGTACCCACTTTCACCAGCGTAAACATATAATATAGTTTCTTTTTTTAATGTGAGTTCTCCTTTAGAATAGCCACCTTTAGCACATTCAGTCCACTCATCAAAACGACCACCTCCACTAGCACCCCAACATTCTAATTTATACTTCCCAGGTTTTAATATAACTTTTTTCCCTGTTCCAATATAATTAAAATTCCATTCAGTAGTCATTTTTATCACTCTCCTTTCTATATAGGTAACATATCATTTTGTATAGATATATTAACCTCGTTGAAATTTTCTATCTTTGCAACAACTTCATCTATTGCCCCTTGCACAGTAGTAGCAGTAAGTTTACTTGTAGCATTATTATAACTTGTTTTCTCTGCTGTTGTTTCTATACTATCTACACTAGTTTTTACCTCATTTAATGCACTAACTATATTTGTTTTATCTGTTGTATTAAGTTGTGTTGTGTCCCCTATTTTGTTGCTTAACTCTGTTTTAGCAGTTTCTATGTTGCTTGTTAATTCTGTTTTAGTTGTATCAATTTTAGTATTAATAGTACCTATTTTAGTTTCCAATTCTTGTATATCTTTTAATGTAGCAAAGATTATAGTTGGGTCAATTTTAAGTTCTATATTATTTACATTAGATACAATAAGCACAGTTTTAACCTTCATGTCTACCACTGCACCTTGTTCTATAGAAGGTTTATAACACTCTTTGTATTTAGAAATGGCAATTAAATTATTTTCATCATCTAAATATCCTATTTCTCTTATCATAAATCCGCCTACACTTGATGGTATTAAACTCTCTAATATTATACAATTTGGTGCAGTTTCATCTGT